ACCTTATTTTATTTATCGGAGTTAAACCCATGGAACAAGAGCACAAGTCAAATCCTTTAGCAAGTCTTATGAGACAACCAAAAATCTTCATTAGATTTCCTAGCGATGGAAAGTACTGGCCTGAAGATAGTCTTAATCCCACTATAAACGGAGAGTATCCTGTGTTTTCCATGACTGCTAGAGACGAACTATTACTTAAAACTCCAGATGCGCTTATGAACGGACAAGCAGTAGTTGATGTTATTCAAAGTTGTGTTCCTAATATTACCGATGCATGGCATACCCCTAATATAGATTTAGATGTTATCCTTATTGCTATTCGTCTTGCTACCTACGGGCAAAAAATGGAAACTACTCTTACTGTAGGTAAAGAAGATATGTCTTATAATGTTGATCTACGCCAATTATTAGAAAATCTTATGAATACAATTACTTGGAATGAGAAGATTGAAATAGGCGAGCAAATGGCATTATATATTCGACCTATTAACTATGCTGCCATGAGCCAAACAAACATAAAGAATTTCGAAACTCAAAAATTATTAGGCATTGTTAACGATAGTGCATTGTCAGAAGAAGAAAAAATAGCACATTTTAAAAAGAGCTTTGAAACAATTACTAATATTACCCTATCTATTATTTCTCAGTCAGTTTATAAAATTGAAAGCGTAGCGGGTACTACTGACGATCCTAGCCATATTGCAGATTTTCTGTCCAACTGTGATAGAGAAATTTTTGAAGCAGTCAAAAACAGGCTAGATACCTTAAGACAACATAACACCCTTAAGGCAATCAAAGTACGGGCAACACCCGATATGATTGCTCAAGGAAGTGAAGAAGAAATTGAAGTTCCGCTGGTATTTGACGCCGCAAATTTTTTCGACTGAGGCTTTTATCTATGACTTTCGCTGAGATTGACCAACTAGCGGAAAAAATGGAGCAAGAGATAAAAGCCTTTAAGTCAGAATTGTTTAAATTGTGTTGGTTTATGCGGGGAGGTCTAACTATAGAACAGGCCTACAATACTGATTATCAAGACCGTGAAACTATAGTAGAACTTATAAAAGAAAATTTAGAAACTACCAAGAAAAGCGGATTGCCATTCTTTTAAAGTTTCATTCCTAAAAACCGACTATATCCTATACTCTCAGTTGGAGCTGGTTGAGCAGGTGCTGCCTGTGGTGCAACTGCTTTCTGTGGCAATGCAGAATTTAATGTTTCAATAGCTTTACGCAGTTTTCTAGTAACTTGGCCACCGTTATCTAAATATGCTTGCCATTGTGCTAGGAGTTTACCTGGATTGTTAAATGGATTATCTGTAGCTACTTGTGACGCAGGTTCTGCCGCAGTAGATTGTGATCGTCCTAAAGAAACACCACTACCTCCACGAGAAGGGAGACTACGACCTTGCTGTGCCGCAACGATAGCAGAATAATTCTTTTCTACGGCTGTTTTAATAATAGTATCTATTTGTGAGTTATTAAGAGGCGCGGTTCCTTCTACATCTTCTCGAACTGTGGCAAATTTTGGAGAACCGTCTGGATTCTTTCCAACTAACTTTTGTACTGGCACCCCTACTCTTGATTTTTTAAATCCTGTTCCAGTTTTAGTTCCCATACCTTGACCAGTTTTTAATCTAGCTTTTAAATTTGCCTGTTGTGCTTTAGGATCAACTGTTGGAGTAGGTGTTGGGGGTGTACTACTCGGAGCAGATGGCGTAGCAGTAGTCGGTGAAGGAGTTGCTGGATCAGCAGAAGTTGCCGGTTGTATAGTTCCTGTATTAGAAGGATCTGTAATACCATCTAGATCTTGCAATCCGTGACTACCAAGAAAATCTATAAGACTAGTATATGTTGCGTTATTTCCACCACCTACAGTTTTCATGTATTCAGCTTTGAGATTTGCAACAATTTTAGAAGAATGGTCTTCACCTTGTCTACTAGATTGGCTAGCTTTAAACCCGCTTACAGCACCTTTGACTCCGTTATCCATAGCACCTTTAAAGCCTGCTTTAATGTCTTTAAAGATACCTAACTCATCAAGCTGTTCTTCATTTAAAACATCATTATATCTCATGGTAGTTCCTAAAATTGTCTTGTATTTATAGTGAGCAGTAGCTCACTTGCTTCGTCGCTTACACTCGAAGCAATTTTATTATGATTAATGCGAAGCATTTTAAATATTATCCAGATCGTTCAGTCACACTTTGCCCAGAGAGGGCAAAGTAAAAACAACATTATCCGAGTCGAACATGTGTCACCTAGCGTTAGAGCATTACAGTGGCGGTTGGCCTGTACCACGAGCTCAGTCTTATACCAGCGGCGGTAAGCAAATATACGCTAACATACTTACTTACGTGGGGTGTCTCTATCCCCTCATTTTGCCTAATCATCTATCTTCAAACAACCAAATCGCAGGTCTTATTAGCGATCTTCATCCATCCGGGTAGCGGTTGAGTACTCTTAACGGCGAGAGATTTCCATCCCTGTGATCCGAGATCCAGGTTTAGGGCGCCAGAAATTAGCAGGTGCGAGCTTGATACCGTGTAATGAGCCTAAATTTTGTTTATAATATGTGAGCCATGGACACGAACAGATATCTGTCCGTTATAATATTCATTTGATTCTAATACTTTGCGGTCGAATTGTTCACGGGCCTCAACGTAAGATGTTTCTGCTTTACTACGACAGTAATGTAATATCTCTCTGGTAAAGTTTTCTTTACCGTATAACTCAACGTCTTTGTTAAGTTCTATATTTGAGCCATAATAATCCTGCCAGTCCGAATCAATTTTGCTTCGGATCTTCTTTTTCTTTTTTGTGCCGTTCTTTAACTTTACAGTTTTGTAGGTCGTCTTTGCAAACTTGGCTAATTTTTTACCTACGTACAGTCTGCCTGAAGTATTACAAGAGATAAGATAAACAAACCCCACACAGTCTTCAGGCAGTGATTCTACGATGGCACCTTGATAGTACCAAGTCATAAATTATTTTACAGCTTTTTTAGCAACTGCAACTTTTTTAGGTTCTGCCGCAGGAGTCTTTGATTCTTTGCGAACATTCTTTTCTTCAGTGATTTCGTTGCGGCGAGCTTTGATCAACTTGCCTAACTCTGCCAGAGCTTTACGTGAACGTGTACCTGCGGCTGAATTGCCCCCAGTAAATTTTGCATCCTCTTTTAAGAATTCTTCGAATGTTGATTGTATTTGTTCGTTTGTAGTTGACATTTTATTTTTCCTTCCTTGGTTTTGGCCCTGGTTTTTTAGGGTTTAATTTTCTTTCTTCAGCTTTACGCTGTTTTTCTTGTTGTGTTTTAAGTCTAGTGAATACGCGATGTTCTTTAGAAACTAACTTCGAGGATCTCCATAACCTTTTTTCTAATACTCGTATAGAACGATACACCTTACGAACTTTTAATCCATCTCGCTCAGTAGGCGCAACATTAAACGACACACTCAAGTTATGTAACTCAACTAGTAAGCTCACAAATTGACTATACAGTTCTCTATACTTCTCTAACTCTGACATTTATCCTCATGCCTCAATGTAGTCTACATCATTTGAGTAACTGGTAAACCCATTTTCTTTTGTTACCCTTAAAACATTATTAACTCGCCCAATTAATTCATCTTTGTGTGAAATAAGGTATACATTCTTGTTGCGGTCACGAGCCATCTTTTTAAGAACTGATAGACCTGCTTCAACTCCTGCGGCATCCATGCCTGCATCAATAAGTTCGTCTATGAATAGTAAATTAATATGTTGATATAAATTTTCCCAAACATCTCGGAATGCAAAACTTAAACTTAAAATAAGTCTATTTCTTTCGCCACGCGATAAGTTGTCAAAATCTAAATCTTGTCCTAATTGAGTAATTTCAACATTAAGGTCGTTAAGAAATTTTACTTGATGCGGCAATCCTAGTTTATCAATGTAATACCCTAGCCTTTTATTAAGGTATGAAAGATTTTGATCAATAATTTTTTTACGAACAAATGAATCTTTGTTAGTTAATAATTTAAGAAGGAACTCTTGATGATCTCTGAGTTTCACAAGAGCATTAACTGGGCTCCAATCGATTGCTTGAATGGCACTATTTCTTAATTCTTCAATTTGCTCATCGTAAGGATTAACTTCAGAAATCTTTTCTTCGAGCGTACTTTCTAAATTAGTAAGATTATTTTGATGACCTAATGCTTCTGCTTCAGTTTCATAATAAGGTTCTGGTCTTGTTAGTACATCACCTGTTCCTATCTCTACTAGAATTTTTTCTAAATCTCCTGCAACTTTGTCAAAATACTTTTGCGAATCTGTTAGGTTACTTGTAGCAATAGCAGTCATCTCTTCATGTTTATGATCATGCAGTTCTTGCTCACAAGCGTGACATGTCTTGTTTGCTAGACTTTCTAACTCTCGTGTATACTTTGTTAAACTTTTTTCAGCTTGTATCAACGCACTTTCTAGAGTTGCTTTTTGTTTATTAAGTTCTCGTAATTTATTAGAATGCTCTAACCATGCTTTTAAATCAAAATGTAATTGCAGTTCAGTAGTAATATCTACGTTTTGTAGTGCTAAAATTGCATTAAGCATTTTAGTAACATCTGTTTCTTTCTTGTTATTCCATGCAGAACTTTTAATTTCTAAACTGTTAATACTTTTTTGGATATTTTCATTAGCTGTTTTAATGCTTTCAATCTTAAATGTCTCTACCTGTATTTTATCTTTAGTTTCTTTGACTTCAATTTTTAATTTTTCAGCCTTTTCGCTTAATATAGTAATACCTAATAGCTGTTCAATTACTTCTCTTTGATCAGCGGCCCGCATACTTAAAAAAGGTTCAGTATAGGTATTAAGTGCTACGAGATGTTTGAACATAGTATGTGTCATTTCAAGCATTGTTTCAATTACTTTTTGTGTTTCTCTGCTATCTCCCTGACTCTCGTCATCCTCGGTTGCAGATTTTTGTTCATTGTCATTAACAAATAGCCGCATAACATTGGGCTTGCGGCCACGCTCAATTCTATAAAGACTGCCGTTTTTTTCAAACTCAACTGTAACTAACATGTGCTTCCCGTTAGTTTTGTTAATCAAGTTTTCTTTTTTAATGTTAGTTAATGCCTGTCCGTATAATGCATAGGATAATGCATTAACAATGGTAGTCTTTCCAGTGCCGTTACGACTGCCGTTATCGTCTCCGCCTAGATCTAAATTTTCACCTAGTACCAGCGTAAGTTGTTCTTTGTCAAAATCTACGGCTTGAGTTTGATTTCCGACAGATAAAAAGTTTTTTACCGTAATATTTTTTACTTTAAACATTATAGATTGTTATAAATTTCTAATAGAGTGGTTGCATTGATGTTATCAGATTCAATATTAAGTATCTGCTCTGTAACAATTTGATCAACACTTTCAAAAGTACTATCAGGATTGTCGTCTGTAGTCAATTCAATATTGTTTTTTTCTTGTATTAAACTTATATCTCGAAT